TGGAAAGATAGAAACGGAAGCAAATAAGCTTGTAAAAAATTTAACGGATTAGTTCACCTTTGGAACAACAGAAAATAAAATAATAACAATTTATAAATGGCCGATGTAAAAAACTATATTGATCCAATGCAAAGTAATACTCCAAAACAGGGAGTATTATTTTGTAATTATATTAATACCACAATTGAAAGAAAAAAGAAAAGGATGGGGCAGGGCTATGGTAGAAATTACCGTACGCTGATAGTTCATTTAGAAAAATTTTCAGAGTTGAAAAATGTAACATTATATACTAATAGTATTACTGAAGAGTTTTTAGAAGATTTTCTTGAGTATTTATTTGATTTAAAGTTAAAACAAAATTACATTCAGAATTTATTAGGAATGGTAAAGTCTATGGCAAGACTAGCAGGAAATCATGGATATGCTATAGATGCTTCTTATGATAACGTAAGTATTAAGTCCGAATCTTCATTTAATGTGTATTTAACAAATAATGATATTGTAAGACTGTATTATTTTAAAGGATTGTCTAAGAAACAAGAACGTATAAAGGATCTATTTATAATAGGATGTTTAACAGCCTTGAGATATTCAGATTATTCAACTTTGACAAAAGAAAATTTTAAAGATGGAATGATAATAAAGAAAACAAAGAAAACAGGAGTGGTTGTAATAATTCCAATGCATGACTATGTTAAAGAAATTTATGATAAATATGAAGGAAATTTAGTTTTTAATTTATGTCCTCAACATTTTAATAGATACTTAAAGAAAATCTGCAAATTAGTTGAATTTGATTCTGATGTTTCATTTAGCTACACTAGAGGAGGTGAAGTTATTACAGAAGTAAAAAAGAAATGAGAATTAATATCATCACATACTGCAAGAAGAAGTGCTGCTACTAATATGTTAATAAGTGGTATGAAACCTTATGAAATTATGGCTGTAACAGGACACACAACTGAGAAATCATTTTTCAGATATATTGGAATTACCACATCCAATATTGCAAAACAAATAGCAGGATATAATTATTATAATAATTAAAACACATGATAGAAATTCTTACAGCATTTTCAATAGCTTTATTTTTAATAGCAGTTCGAGAAGGATTAGTAATTAAAGATATGAGAGATAATAAACCAAGTCCATTTGAATCTACGTGATGGCATAGGATAGGGGTTGCAATTAGAGGTTTTATCATTTTAGGAATGTTCCTAATTTTGCAACCTACAGGAGCACTAATGTGGCCATGAATGATTAGTTCATTCTTAATCGCAGGAGTGTGGTATAACATAGCAATAAACCTGATAAACAAGTTACCTTGGTATTATGTAGGTACTACAGCTAGTACAGATAAACTAATACGAAAAATATATAAATTTTTTAAGATAAAACTTAACTAAAAATTACAATCAATGACTCAAGAATGAACTGCTAAAGAGCAAGACATAATTGATAATATAAATAGAGCAATTAATGAGTTGGTGTATGAAAAGACCCAACTCATTAAAGCCTATAATTATTATCATGGCAAGCGAGACCCGGAACAATTTAGACATTTAGAAGAAAACTATGGAATAGGAACTCCAACTTCGGTTGAATTTGTGCCTTTAGTTAGAAAACATGTTGATGTTCTGATTGGGGAGTACTTATCTACTCCGTTAATTCCGAGGATATCTTGTAAAGATAAATCAACATTATCTAATATACATAGAGATAAACAATTGCAAATTAATAATGCAATAGCAAGTGAACTTAAACAGCATTTAAATAACTCAATTTATAATGCAATAAATCCAGGTGCACAACCTACACAACCAGGTCAGCCTTCACAATCTGACCAAGAGATTGAACAATCATTACTAAAAGTTCAAGAGGGAATAGAAAGAAATTTCATTTCCGACTATGAAATTGCAGGACAAAATATTGTAGATTGGGCAGTACAGTCAAGGAATGTTGACTTTGTAAATCAAAGAAAGACATTACTAACTGACCTACTTACAACTGGAACTTGTTATTATAAAGTTTGCAAATCTCCATCACAAGAAAATATTAGCCTAAAAGTTTTAAATCCAGTAAACACCTTCATTGATAGAAATCCTGAATCTGTTTATCTGAAAAAATCAATGAGGTCTGTAATTAGAGAATATCTAACTAAAGACCAAATTTTAGCCAAAGTAGGATTGGATCTTACTTCAACTGATTTAGATGAATTAGAAAACTTAGAAGATTTTAGTGTTGATGGTTCAACTACTACATATTTAAGAAGTTATGATACAATTACAGGTAATACATTATCTGATGGAATTTTAGGTGGATTTGAGGTTACTCCTTTACTTCCATTTGAAAGAAACACATCTAAATATTTTAGAGTATATCCTGTGTATGAAGTAGAATGGCTAAAGACAGAGAAAGAAAATGGTGTATTTGTTACTAACAGATATACCGGAACAAGAATAGGAACACATATCTATATTCCTTATGGAAAGGTAGAAGAAGTTGTAAGAAGTGCTGATGATCCAAGAGATTGCACACTATCTGTTAATGGAATATTCTATGCAGACAGGAATGGAGATCCTTTTTCTTTAATATTAGCAACAGCTAATTTACAGGATAAATTCGATGTACTAAATTTCTTTAGAGACAATGTAATAGCAGAGTCCGGAACAGTTGGAGACTGGCTTGATGTTGCTCACCTTCCTAAATTCTTAGGAGCTGATACAGCAGAGAGACTTATGAAATGAAAAGCCTATGGAAAAACAGGTATTAAACTTATAGATTCCTCACAAGAAGGACTTCCACCAATGAATACAACATTCGGAGGATACGATGATACAATTAAATTAAATACAATACAGGCTATTGACTTAGCTATTCAAAGAGTTGAAGAAACCTGTTCTACAATTACAGGTGTATTCAGAGAAAAACTTGGCGGTATAGAACAAAAAGATGCCGTAACAAATGTACAAGTAGGAGTTAGACAATCATCTTACATTACAAAACAATACTATCAAGTAATGGATTTAATGACAAGAGAAATGTTACTTGACGTTTTAAACCTAACTAAAATAGTTTTCAAAACTGGATTTGCGGGAACATTAATATTAGGAGAAAGACTTAATAAAATATTCACTGCTTTGCCAGAACATTTTACAGTAACAGACTATGATGTACATATTACTGATAGTGCTGATATAATTAAAGAGCAGGAAACTATTAAACAAATAACAATGGAATTCATTAAAGGTGGAATAGTAGATCCTGAGGTAATTCTTGAAGCAATAACTGCAACAGGATTGACACGAATGAAAGAAGATGTTATATCCGCGATGGATAAAAAACGTAAAGAAAATGATCAATTAGGTAAACTAAATCAGCAAGTTGAACAATTAAATGGACAACTACAACAGGCTACAACTGAAGCACAGAAATTACAACAACAAGTTCAACAACTAAATGCAGGTAAAATGCAATTAGAAAAAGAAAGGCTTGCATATCAAAAAGAAATTGATTGGTTCAGAGCTAGATCTAAAGATGAGTATGATAAATCATTCTTAAAATTAGAACAACAAAGAGTACAATTAGAAGGTTTACAGTTGATAGATGATAATACAAATAACGACGAAATAAAAAATACTTAATAAAATATGATACAAATAAATATATTGAGAGTATCCACTGATAGTCAATACATTGAATTTAGTATAGAATGTACAGCAGGTTATAATTTTAATCTGCTCTACATTGCTAAATATAATGTAAGTACAGCTCTTTATGAAACAACTAAAGATTGCAGTGCACTATTACAGGGAACTACACAAAAAGAAATTATGAGAATTGCTACGTCTGCATTTGGCACCGATGTAACAATGTATAAGGTGACCTTTGGGATTGCTCCAATTGACCCACAAGGGGATGAATTTGCCCCAACAACAGGGATTTGCTCTAATGTAAATTTCGTTTATGAGAATTTGTTAAATCTAGTTCTAAAACTTACAAGTTGTTGTGTTGAGGATGATGAATATGAAGCTCTAATAAGAAATCATATGATATTATACGCACATCAGGAAGCAATGAGATTAGAAAGATATACGGAAGCAGAATATTTTTACGGAATAATTTGGAATTTATTTGATAACTGCGGGGGTTCAACTAGAAGTGGAACCATGATTACTAACCCATGTAACTGCAGTTAATTATGAATGAGAAATACACAGACGCCTATATAGATTCAGTTG